GCATGTCAAGATCGGTGATCAATTGGATTCTAACAGCGGTTCGGTCACGGTAACTGAAGTATTGCCGATTACAACACAGGCAGTTTATAAGATTCGGACAAAATCTGGAAAAGAAATTATCTGTAGTTCTAAGCATTTATTCCCCACAGAAAAAGGATTAAGGAATATTGAAAATGGACTCAGTGCAGGGGAAAAATTATATACAAGAATTGTGGGCAACCAAGCCTAAAGTTGCAACAGTTATAATCAGGTCTAAGTTACCAGAATTGTATGCTGTTATAGATGCCTTAGCGGGTAAAACATTTTCCGAAAAAGCCTGGTGTTGGATTCACGGCGCAAGCCCAGGTGTTTGTCAAGCATGTAGCAAACCAGTAAAGTTTCTAGATTATTCTAGAGGCTATGCAACATTTTGTTCTACCAAGTGCCAAGCAAATCATACCAGTATCATTGAGCAAAGGAAAACAACAAATTTGCTAAAGTATGGAGTCGATCACTATAGCAAGACCAATGAATACAAGTATCGGTTTAAGGATACTTGTTGGAAAAAATACGGAGTTGAGAACCCAGGGCAAATTGAGTCTCTAAAAAGTTCGAGAGCCAGGAATAAACAAAAAACATTTTTCAACAGTGTAATCGGACAAATCGATGGTAAAGTTCAGGCACTATTTCAATTCGACGAGTACACTCATTTGCGGGATCACCGGCTAGAATGGAAATGCTTGGTTTGCGATACTAGCTTTTTTTCGAATCTACTAGACAAACTTCCTGAATGCCCTGACTGTTACCCGCGTGGAAATTACGGTGGACCCAGCTCAATTGAAAACGAAGTGTATGAGCAAGTAAAACAATTTTATACCGGATCTATAGTTAGAAACTCTAGGAAAGTTATACCACCAAAAGAGTTGGATTTATTTTTTCCAGATAAAAATTTTGCCATCGAGATAAATGGTGTATATTGGCACAGTGACCAACAGATCGACAGCGATTATCATTACAAAAAGTATAAATCATGTGCCGATGCCGGTATCAGAGTATTAATGATAACAGACCATGAATGGGTACACAAAAAAGAATTAATATTACAAATGATTAAACATCGTTTAGGATTAGTAACTGATAGGATATATGCAAGAAAATGCAAGATTACACAATTGTCATCGCAGAATGCAAATAGTTTCCTGACTAAGAATCATATGCATGGCTTTGCTCGAGCATCTATGCATCTTGGTCTAGAGTTTAATGGTATATTAGTATCAGTTGTTTCCCTGTCAAGGACTCACAGATTTACTAATAAAAATGTAATTGAAATTGTAAGATTTGCAAATACTAATGCGTTAGTAATTGGATCATTTGGAAAACTGCTCAAAGAAATAAAAATTAGGTTCCCCGACCATAATATTTCAACCTATGCAGACTTGCGCTATGGTGACGGAAATGTATATAATAAAACAGGTTTTAGGCAAACTCATATTACTAAACCAGGATACTGGTATTTTATCAACGGAAGAATTGATCATAGGCTTAATTGGACCAAACAACGATTAGTCAAACAAGGATACCCAAAGCATAAAACCGAACGTGAGATAATGGACGAACTCAAAGCACTAAGAATTTATGACTGCGGTCATAAGCATTATGAATGGATACACAATGAATGATCATATATTAGATGAAATAGTAGAAATAGAATATCTAGGCCTAAGGGAAACTATTGATATCAACACCAGCGGTAACCGCTTATTCTATGCCAATGGAATCTTAACGCATAATTCGGCAGTGGAAGAAGTAGAATTCGATCATAGTCATATATCAGGTGGTATCAGTAAGATTAACACAGCAGATAATGTGTTTGGTATCTTCACCAGTAGATCCATGCGTGAACGTGGCAAATATCAGATACAGTGTATGAAATCCAGATCTAGTACCGGCGTAGGTATGAAAGTTGACCTAGATTATAACATAGAAACCATGCGTATCACCGACTCTGGGGTCAGTGCCTCAGACAGCAGTTATAAAACTACTGCATTGCAGGTAATGGAACGTATAAAACCCAGCAGTACTGTACAGGCTGTTGGAGATGACCCGCTGATTCGTGCCGGTGTAGAAAGCAATCGACTCAAACAGATGCTGGCTGAACTCAAGAGTACTAGAAGCGAATAAATAAATAATCACTGGAGGTTATTTTGCAAAAGCGTACTCGGAGTCTATTGGCCGAATTAGATGCAATTAGATTGCAGCGTGACAAAGAAAACTTTGTAGAAAGTCGCGCCACCAATGTCATACAAAGTGCAATAAACCTTTTGCAGTTTATTAGGGAAAACTATGACCCTGACACTGCCGGCGAACTGGAACGTAGACTGATCAACAGCATACGTGGTAGTGATCCTGCCAAATTTACAAGAGGAATAAGGCGCCTTAAAGATGAAAACCAATGAGATTATTACCGAAGTAGATTGGAGGAGCGTAGGTAGCACTGTGGCAGGTGCGGTTAAGAGTCCATTCGCCACAGTACAAGGGCTAATGGGCCGAGCACAAGGTTCCAGACGTGTTTTTGATACTACTAATCGTGTGTTTGCCGAATGGAGTCGTAAGGTTACCAATATGGATCCTACGACCACGGACATTAATCAGGCCATTGTGTCTTTTGCTGATCAAGTTTTTCAAGATCGTATAGCCCCTGGAAAAAGTAAGGTTAAACTGACTACTAGACTCACCAAAAGTCAAAATGGTCCCATGCGACAATATTTGGAAAAACGTGCAAAAGAGTATTGGGCTGATCTAGGAACTCCAGCACCCCCAGCTCCGCCGCCACCCCCTCCTGAAAACGGGGAAGCAGACCCAGAAACACCGCCCCCGGGTCAATACACAGTCAACAATATTGTGGCCAACATTAATCCGAATGACATTCGTCCATTGCTGAATGCACTGCTGAAAAAATATCCTAATATTATGGTTCCATGATGATGAATTTGTACGAGGGCGGAGCAGCAATAGCCAATTCTAATCCAGTGTTAAAGGATGATGTTGCAGATATAGTAAAACAGGCTCGCGATCGCATACCACCTGAGATTGCCAAGGGTATACAAGTTGATATAGGCAGTGCTGGATATAAGGTCCGATCCGGCGATATAGACCTAATGGTTGAAGCGTCGGATGTGGTTGATTATTTTGGTACGCAAAAGGCCAAAGATCCTGTTCTGGCAGCTAAACAGGCGTTTAAACAATATTTTATCGAGCAGGGTATAGAAAGTAATCTAAAAGGTCGCAATGTACACATTGGTATTCCTTATATGTCCAAGACAGGCGGCCGTGGCCTCGCTCAAGTTGATGTTATGGTTATACATGATGCTGCTGTGGTAGCACCTTGGCATCAGCATGGACCACGTGGTATGTATGATCAACCCGACTTCATGGGCAATGAAATATTTGTCTTGATCAGTAGTCTAGCTAAATTTAAGAATTTAAAGTTCGATCCATTCTCGGCGAATTTAACCGACCGTACGACCGGTGAGGTTGTTGGACGCACTAGAAAACAAGTAGCTAAAATTTTATTAAACCCCAATGCTCGTGAATCTGATCTTGACAGTGTTCGCACCATAATGGCAGCATTGGCCAAAGATCCTGATCGTGAAGGTAAACTAGCACAGGCTAGACAAGATGCAGCTCGTGGCATACTCAGACTTCCTGAAACTGCACAGGTAGGTACTGCTGCTTGGTTTAGAGAATTAGCCGAACGTATACGATGAAAACCTATTATGACTACTTGATTGAGGCAGAATCTAGTCCAAGAATACCACATCCTGAGGACAGTGTATTTTCAGGATCAGCCACTGGCTTAAAATATGCTCGAGCTCTACAAGAAGTGGCCACCGATTCCAAACAGGTCAGTATCAAGTGGGATGGCATGATTGCCTTATACTTTGGTCGAGATCAGTCGGGACGTTTTTTCATCAACGACAAATATATGCCGGAAACATTCTATGCTTACTCGCCGGCTGACTGGCAAAGATATGACACAGAAATCAAGCGTAGTCGAACACCTAGGCCTGATTTATATAGAAAAATAGCCTTGATTTGGCCGGGGCTTGAAGCCGCAGTAGGTAACACATCGGGCACATTCAAGGGTGACCTTATGTTTATTGGTCCTTTGGAACCAGTGGCGCAAGAATATGTGTTTAAGCCGGTTACAGTTGAGTATCGTGTACCGGTCAACAGCGAACTAGGACGCTTGATCGCTGGACGCAAAGGATTAATTGTAGCACATCAATACAACAATCAGCCCTGGACTGGTCGTAGCTTTGGCAACAAGGACGTTACAGTAATCAGACCTGACATGGGCATACAGTTTAAGATACGTAATCCTGTTGGCCTAGCTATGCAGGCTGAACAATCGGTATCTGGACAACGCGGGCAGCTGATTGATCAATTCCTTGCCGGCCTGCCCAAGACTGTACAGGCAGCTATTAATCGGTATTTTAATCATTTGGCCACTGGCCAGACCAGAGATACACTAGAACAATGGTTGCCAAAAGAGATCAGTGCTCGGCAAGTGCAAAACTTGTTTGCCGAAGATGGATATCTGCGTACCAATGCACAGGGTTATCAGGCTCTATGGCAGGCATGGTCTGCCATTGGCGCTTATAAAAATGCACTGGCCCAACAGTTAGAAAGCCAGGTAACAGGTTTTAGTCAGCGGGTAGACGGACAGCCCGGCGGCGAAGGGTTTGTGTTCCCTAGTTCAGCGGGATTAATTAAACTAGTACAAAAAGGCAGTTTTGGTGCTGCACATTTTGCTGGATTTGCAGCAGGTAAAAAATAGTTTAGATGATAAATAAAAACATACGCATGGCGTAACTAACAAGAAAGGAAAATAAAATGGCCGTATTTACAAGAGTTAATGGTGGTGCTGCACCAATGAAGCAAGTTGGTCGTGATCTATTGTTCAAGAACATCAGCAAAGGTTCTACAATGCAACAGTTTCACCTGGATGATGCGATTCAGGCTATTCAGGCTACCTCAACTGTTACTGTTATTGGTACATTTACAGCCAATTCCAGTACTCAGGTCAATGTTGTTGTTGAAGGCAGCGATATCAGCACATTTACAGCTAACAGTGTATCTTATACTGTGACCACAATCGGGTTTTAATAGACAGTACGCACTATCAAGCCCTGGCCAAGCCAGGGCTTTTTTATCGGCATTACAAATAACACTATAAATAGTCTTATGAGAGCGGCGGTCTATACATTGATAGATATCACAGCCACTGGTGTAACCAACTACAGTACAGATGCCAGGGCTAGAAACCAACAGCGCAATTGGGAAACCGTACATCAAATTATTAATCTACGTACTCAATGTCCAATTGAGGCAGTGCCAGCCAGCTACAAATTGGTAGACATGAGCAGTCATGAGTTTGGTAGTTTTTATCTAGGGCAGCATCGTTGTTGGAAATTTATTTTCAACACCGAGTATCCTGCTGTTTTGGGCACAGGGCACGATCCTTTTGAACGACTGCGCTATGATTTTAATAGTGTACCAGTGATTATAGGACTAGATGAAACCATACATATGCCTGACCCGGTATTTTATCTAGATGGGCTACTTAAGAACACTTACTTCAAGGTTTTATCACAAAAGGATTAAATACTGTTATAAGATCTAATTTAGATCTGTAGCGATAGGAAATAATAAAATGTCAGCAAGCGATATTGAAAAGGAAAATTTGGAGGCTCATGTGGAACTTTGTGCTGAACGTTATCGTCAACTAAACATGAAATTGGATAATCTAGATCATAAGGTCAGCTCAATGGAAGGTATGATATCAGAGATCAAAAATTCTCTGTCAGACGCCAATGACAAGCATAATCGACAGTTAATAACCATTGGCACCGGAATTATTCTAAGTCTAATGGGTGCCATGATAACACTATTGGTAGCACTAAACAAAGTATGAAGATAGTGGAGTTTATGAGCGGTCTACAACTGCCCATAACCAACGAAGAAGCCGATCTAATAGATAAATTCAAAGACACCAGTCTGCTGATTGACAAAAAAACATTGACTGAGCGCGAACAGGTCATAGCCAATCAGCTGGTAAACAAGGGCCTACTGGTAAGACACAACGATGATGGACAGATCAAATATCGTAGACAAATCAACCATTGAGCAGGCGGTTAACCAGGCTTTGAGCCAGGCAGTTAAAAAAATCACAACCTGGACTAGAAAAGAATTATCTAATAGTCTGGCCCAAGCCAAATCCACTGGCAAAACCCCAATAATCATGGCTTTTACCAACAACTGCTATCTGGTAGGTGACTATGCCATAAGACAATGCCAGGACCAATGGTCTATGATCTATCGTTATAATGATAGAGAATTGGTTTTTGACAATCGTACCAGTGCCATATTCTATGCAGTCTGCGAGCAGATAGGCAGGATTGATCTTAGTGATCAAATTTTAACCTATGATCAAGAAGTCAGCAGACTACGCATCGACCACAGTATCTATCATACGCGACTGCAACGATCCAAAAACTCAAATGCAGATCTCTATCGCACCAGATATTTACAGACCTCAGCTCAATTGGCCACTGCTATACAGCGATTGGAAAAAACACTAAGGATGGCTAAATACATAAACCTGTAGGAATAGCTACCATGAATATTAATGATTTTACGCCAGCAGTGACCAGTCAAAGATTGAATAATCTTATGCAAAGCCGCTTTGGATTCAAATTGGATTACAGTCAGTTGACCATTGGCAAAGCCCGAGAACTAGAACTTATGGTTAGCGAAAACCTGGCTCGCATACGTCATAGTTTTGGAGTACATCAGGCCGAACGTAACCCTAGATATATGGAACTGCTGATGATACGCGAGAGCCTCAACAATTGGCTAAATGAAACTCAACAGCTGATGGAAAGTGAGATTGGCAAGAGCGAGGCCATACTAGCAGCCAAAGACATGGTAGACAGCATTCAAGACATGGTGGAAAAGGTCAGTAAAATGCAGGTTGAACAATTGCCAGCATTGATTGACACCATTCGTGACCAAATTGGCATGGCCGAAGCCGATCAGTTTAAATCGGCCATGGGCGATCTACTACAAAACATCAGCCAGAGCCTAAGCCAAGCACGCGAGACAGCTGACAGTTCAGCACGTACACTAGCCGGTGAAGAAGGTGGTATGGGTGGTATGGGTGGTATGGGCAATGTAGCTGGTGCTGAGATGCCAGGTGCTGCTCCCGGTCTAGGCGAACCCAGTGATATGGATCAAGATGTTGATGCATTTGGAGCCACAGATGCCGCTGCCGGTGGTACCGAACCGGTAGGCAGAGAACGTCGCTAAATGAGGGCCAGTGAGTTTGTAATTGAGGCCCCTACGCCCTCGGTTATTAATCTTGTCAACACACTACAAGATTTACGTACCAGACTGAATCAGATCAGAGTTGACAGTCTGATTAATATAGTACGTAAACAACCGGGCAGCGAAATGTTTAATATAGACAATTTGGCCGACATCTACAAAAACAATGATTCTGTAAAAAACCTAGTTAAAAACATTGGCAACGATAATTTTGGTGTTAAGTATGTGTTTCTAGAGCCATTGGTACAGAGCGACGATCAAGCGTTTCCTGCAGGGGACGAAAAAACTGCCGGTTTGACCGAACCACAGCGTACGGTCAGTACTATGGCCAAACGAGCTGCGAAAAATCGCAGTTAGCACTTGCGACAACTGCACTAATCTGTTATAATTTTCTACAATGCTAGTAGAAAAATACAAATATGTGCCATGTGAGCGAGTGGTAATCAACGGTAGTCGTCATTATCTAACCCCTAGAGGGGACCGCGTGCCCAGTGTTACCACCATACTGGATAAAACCAAGTCTGAAGAAGCCAAGGCTGCACTAGACAACTGGCGGCGGGCAGTGGGCACAGAGCGAGCACAACAGATTACCAGTGCAGCAGCCGGGCGTGGTACTCGTATGCACAAATGGCTGGAGAACTACATACAGAATGGTCACACAGGTACACCGGGGTCACATCCTGAAAGTCAACGCAGCCATAGTATGGCCTTGAAGATTATTGAACAGGGCTTGCCCAGTGTAACAGAAATCTGGGGCAATGAAGTTCCTTTGTATTTTCCTGAACTCTATGCCGGCACCACAGACTGCGTGGGTCTACATCTGGGCTTGCCTGCCATACTGGATTTTAAACAGTCAAATCGACTCAAACGCAGAGAATGGATCGATGACTATTTTTTACAACTGACTGCCTATGCTTTGGCACATAACGAAGTACATGGTACCAACATACGCAAAGGTGTGATCATGATATGCGTGTGTCCTGCAGATGGTGCCGAGCCTCAGTACCAGCAGTTTGTTTTAGAGCCTTGGGATTTTGATTACTGGACCGATCGCTGGTGCGACCGTGTGAGTCATTACTATCGTCTTAATAAATAGTTAATTATCGGGATATCCAATGGCCGTAGTACAGATTAGTCAAATTCAAGTTCGTAGTGGATTTTTACAAGATCTAGGACTGCTGGCTCGAGGAGAATTTGGCTGGGCATTTGACAAGCTGAGACTGTTTATAGGCAACGGAACTGTGGCCGAAGGTGCTCCTTACCCGGGCAACACAGAAATACTTACTACCAATAGTGATGTTTTTACCACAATTCTCAATACCTATAGTTTTAAAGGGCTGTTGGGGGGCTATCAAGTTCAGACCGGACCTACAGTACTTGACCCAGTGGTGAGGACGTTTCAGAATAAACTTGACGATCATGTGAACATACGCGATTTTGGTGCTCTTGGTGACGGTGTAGCCAATGATCTACCAGCCATACAACGTGCTATTGACGAAATCTACAATCGTTTATCCAGCAGTGTGCCTGAACGTACACGAAGAGTCATTGATTTTTATCCAGGTGTCTACTTGATCTATGGAGAGCTGCGTATACCACCACACTGTACACTGCGCGGAACCGCCATAAATGGTGTTATTATCAGGCAAATTGCACCTAGTGCAACCTGTAACTTCAAAACCACTAGTAGCACCGGATCAAGCATTGGTACCATGACTGTGTCAGGTCAGCGTCCGGGATCCATACATTTTCAAGACATTAGATTCGAAACTAATTATGATATTGATCTTGGATGCATACAAAGTGCCACCGATGTGGTTTTTACTAGATGTAAATTTATAGGCACTAGAGTATCACCTATAACCAATACCAATAGTGCTGCCATAAGAATTAGCAGTTCCTATTTAGCCACACAACGTGTGCATTTCAACGACTGTGATTTTGCTGGTACCAGCATAGGCGTTAGTATCAGTGAAACAGTCAGTACCAGAGATATTAATTTTGCACACTGCACATTTAGCGATCATTATCAAGGCATTGTGGCTGATAGCAGCTTGGTTAATACCTACAGTAGATCAATACGAGTAAGCAACAGCATCTTTGATCGTATCTATGCACATGGAATTTATACCGGTGCTAATCTATTGGGTTTTGTCAGCAGCAATAACATCTTTGTGAATGTGGGACAACTACAGAGCAACCTGGCAGTATATCCAGTAATAGTATTTGGCGGACGTTATAGTTATAGCATAGGCGACAGCTACAATAGACCCAATGGCGATGATGTTGGCCCCATTACAGTTGAACATCAAACTCAATTTAGTCTCAGTTACGATATGGACAGCGCATTCAAAATTGGTGCCACATATCAAACTGCTGGACGATCGATAACACTACCCAATCAATCGATCATACGTATTGCTCTATTGCCGAGATTGTTACACGGTATCATAGACTATAGTATTGAACGTAATTTTATTATGCGTTCAGGGTCTATTAGATTTAGTGTTAACAATGCTACATCTTTGGTCAACTATCAGGATAGTTTTACACAACAAGCACAGCAGGGTCTACAATTAAGCGTAGAATACGGACTGGTGCCCGAATTGAGTCAACTGCCAAGGCCAATATTGGTAATATACACAGACAATAATGGTGGTCAAGCTGTAATCACTTTTGATGTCAAGAGTATGGTCAAACACCAGGTACCATTGGCCGCAGCCAATGTACAATCATTGTCGAGTACCTATACACTGTCTGCCACACAGATCACGGTTGGGTTGGGCCAAAATCTAGATCTAACCGCCAGTGGCCTATATCCCTATGAACAATTATACTATACAATCGACGATATTCCCATCTATCAATTATTGGGTTCGGTCACCGAATTATCTGGGGGCCAGAGTATTACATTTACTATGTCTGGTCTTGTGGAATCAGAAATTCTATACTATACAATAGAATCACCTTAATAGGCAATTAATTATGTGGACTCTTAGGCCTGAAGAACGGCTTCATGAGTGGCGTGTTTTTCGAAATCGGCTTACCGGTCTAGAGTTAGAGGACGCTCTGACAAAAACCGTTCATTTGTGGAGTTTTGCACCTTATGTGACACATTATCTGGCAGCAGATCTAATAGATGAATGGCCAGATCCCTGGACACTGGTGCACGAAAACTACTACTGCGATCTTGCAAAAGCTCTGGGTATGCTGTATACTCTATATCTCAGTAGCCATTGGACACAGACCATCAATCATCTGGAAATACAAATATGTAAAAGCGGTCGGACCGGGGACACACACAACACAGTTTGGGTCAATAGGGGGAAATATATACTTAATTTCTCTTTCAACGAAATAGTAAATAAACAACTCGTTGACCAAGAGCTAGTGGTCAAACATAGATATTCGATTCAGGACCTAAAACTGAATCTCAGGTAAACGTACAAAGGAAGCAGAGTAATGACCCAGATACATGTTGTTAAACGCAACGGTGAACGAGTACTATTAGACATATCCAAGATACAGAGACAGGTGTCAAATGCGTGTAGAGGCATCGATGATGTAAGTCCCAGCATGATAGAAATCAAAGCGAAATTGGAATTTCACGATGGCATGACCACTGCAACTATCGACGCATTGTTGCTACAGGCCATGGTTATTCTAATTGATGAAACAGAAAATGCCGAAATCAATAATGTAAACTATCAATATGTAGCAGGTCGCCAAAGACTAAGTATGTTGCGTAAAGAAGTCTACGGCGCCTATGATCCTCCTAAACTATATAACATAGTCAAAAGGAACGTAGATGCCGGAATGTATACCCCGGAATTGCTAGAGTGGTATACACAGGACGAGTGGAATATTATTGATCTGTTTATTGATCATAATAAAGATGAACGTTATACCTATGCGGCCATTGCACAGTTCTGTGAAAAGTATCTGGTGCAGAATCGTGCCACTGGACAGATATTTGAAACCCCGCAGGTCCGTTATGCAGTGGCCGCAGCCACTGCATTTCATGCCGAACCCCAAGAAACAAGACTCAAATTAGTAAAGGAATACTATGAATGTGCCAGTGAAGGTCATTTTACTCTCGCTACTCCTGTGCTCGCTGGTTTGGGCACAACTACAAAACAATTCAGTAGCTGTGTGCTCATTAGTAGCGATGATACCCTTGACAGCATATTTGCTGCGGGAGAAATGATGGCCAAATATGCCAGTAAACGAGCCGGTATTGGCTTGGAAATTGGCCGTATTCGTCCCGTGGGTGCCCCAATACGCAATGGTGAGATCAAACACACGGGTCTAGTACCGTTTATGAAAAAATGGTTCGCAGACCTGCGTAGCTGCAGCCAGGGAGGTCTTAGGAACGCCAGTTGTACAGTGACTTTTCCTATTTGGCACGCACAGTTTGAAGATCTGATCGTATTAAAGAATAATCAAGGCACAGAAGAAACCCGTGTGCGTCAGATGGACTATAGCGTAGTGGTCAATGCCATGTTTTGGCGTAGGTTCAAGCATGGCAAAAATATTACCTTGTTTGATCCACATGAAGTGCCTGACCTATACGAAGCCTTTTATAGAGATACAGCCGAATTTGAACGACTATATGTAAAGTATGAACAAGATAAGACAAAAAAGAAAAAAGTATTACCAGCGGATGAGATATTCAAAAACGGAATTCTCAAAGAGCGAACCGACACTGGTCGCATATATCTGGTCAACATAGACAATGTCATTGCTCAAGGGCCATTTGACACGCAGCTTGATCCCATATATCAATCAAATTTATGTCAAGAAATCTTACTGCCTTCGCGACCCTTTCAGAGACTAGATGATTCAGATGGTAGAGTGGCCCTGTGTACCCTGGGAAGTATAAATTGGGGCAGTTTTCGTACACCACAAGAAATGCGTAAGAGTTGTAGAATTCTAGTACGCAGCCTCAGCAACCTACTGGCCTATCAAGACTTTCTAAGTGTACAAAGCGAATTGGCTAACAAGGACTTTGAACCCCTGGGAGTGGGAATTACCAATTTGGCCTACTGGCATGCCAAACGCAATCTCAAGTATGGTGAAAAAGACAGTCTTGCTGAAGTAAAACGTTGGATGGAACATCAGGCCTATTATCTCACAGAGACCAGTGTAGATCTAGCCAAGGAGAGAGGTGCCTGTGATCGCAGCCTATACA